GTTAAAATAGTATCAACGAACAAATTTCAGTAAAGGGAAAAACATGGCTTCCATAGTAACTAGCAAATTCAGAGTCCACAATGCACAGCAGTTCGTGGAGTCTTTCTCAGAAGCGGCAAACACAACAATGTATTTGTTTGTCGGTAAAAATACAGCATTTCCAGACGATAACAATCCTCCAACTCCAGTAAATTCCACAGCAAATATTGAATTTACTCCATGGCGTGATATGTTTGGTGCAAAGCGTATTCAATCGACTGACGTAACACATGCAATTGAACGCTATAACTGGACTTCAGGTACAGTTTATGACGCATATGACGATCAAGACACGAATTTATTGGATGACGATTTCTATGTTCTTACTGAAGACTATAATGTATACAAGTGTTTGTTTAATGCTGGAGGAACAGCATCAACAACAAAACCAACAGGTGTAAGCACGTTACAATTTACAACTGCTGATGGTTATATTTGGAAATACATGTACACAGTTACTACTTCAAATGCTTTGAAGTTTTTGACGAATGATTATATTCCAGTTCAGACTTTAACATCGGATGACGGATCCGATCAATGGGATGTTCAGCAAGCCGCAATTGATGGCGCTATTCACGTTATTAAAGTGACTGCTGGTGGTTCTGGATACGCTACTGCACCTGCGGTTACAATTACTGGTGACGGAACTGGCGCTACTGCAAATTCTACAATTACTGCTAACGTAGTTACAGCAGTTACAGTTACTAACGTTGGTACAGGATACACAAGAGCAACAGTTTCATTTGCATCGGGTGCGGCAACAGCTACCGCAATCATTTCACCAAAAGGTGGGCATGGTTCAGATCCAGTTGAAGAGTTAGGTGGTAAGTTTGTTATGATTAACTCTCGTTTAGATGGTAGTGAATCTAATACAATTTCCACAGCAAACGAATTCAGACAAGTTGGTTTAGTTAGAGATCCACTTTTATTTGGAACTACAACAAGAGCAACAGCATCTTCATTTAGACAAACTTTCCGTTATACTGTAGCAAACACTGGTAACTATACATTAGATGAAGTTGTTACAAGCGGAAGCAATACTGCATTTGTTGTCGAATGGGATGCAACAAATAGTTATTTGTATACAACTAAGCCTCTCAACCAAAACTTTGCAAATGGCGCATCAATCACTGGCGCTACTTCAGGAACATCTCGTACAATTACCGCAATCAGTACTGCAAGTTTAGACCCATACTCTGGTGATCTATTGTATGTTGAAAATAGAGTTCCAATTGCAAGAGCGACTGACCAAATTGAAGACGTAAAACTAATTATTCAATTCTAAGATAAAATAGGTTTAAAATTAAATGGCAAATACATATCCTGGTGGCATAGATTTAGACACCAGTCCATACTTTGACGATTACGATGAAGACAAAAAGTTCGTAAGAATTCTTTATCGTCCTGGACGTGCTGTTCAAGCTAGAGAACTCACACAATCACAATCTCTTCAACAAGTACAGACTAAACGTTTTGCTGAATATTTTTTCAAGCAAGGAGCATTAGTTGACGGGTGTGAACAAAATCTAGACTTAAATTTAAATTTTGTAAAACTACAAACAAACTACAATGGTAGTGAAGTTGCGGTTGCAAATTTATTGAATACAATTGTCTATGGCGCAAACAGCGGCATCAAAGCATATTGTGGAATAGTTACAGATATTGACGGTGCCGATCCTAAAACATTGTTCATCAGTTATGCAACAAATGGAACTCAAGTTCTTACAGTAAACGTTGCGCCAACTACACTCACATCAGGAAATACAATTACCTTTTCAACAGGTAATACTGCTACGATTGAGACATTTTATACAGACCCAATTTCTGGTGTAATTAAAATATTTGTTTCAAACACAAATGGAACATTAACTGCGACAACTGCAAACACAGTATTAAGCACTGGTGCAACTCAAGTAATTAACGTAACAGCCGTTTCAGATCAAAGTGCAAATACTGCATTTGCAAACTCAGAAACTATCTTTACAGCAAATACAACATCTAGAGCATATGCACTGGCTGCGGCAACAAACGCAGTAAGAAATGTTGTTGACGAAGGTCTTGCAACGCAAAAAATCTATAACTACGGCTCTAAGATTACTGTTTCTGAAGGTGTTGTGTATGTTGCAGACCATTTTGTTAAGCATTCCACACAAACAATTTTACTTGACAAGTATACAAACGATCCTTCTTATAAAATTGGATTAGTTCCAAATAAATCTTTTGTTGATTACATTGAAGATCAAACTCTTGTTGACAATGCACAAGGCACACCGAACTTTCAAGCACCGGGTGCAGACAGATTAAAGATTGACACAACTCTAACAAAAGTTGCATTGAATGAAACTACAGATGAAAATGAATTCATCACAATTACAGAAATTGAAGATGGTATTGCTAGAAAAAGAAAATCAATTACTGTAGAAAATAAATTAGAAGAAGTTCTTGCAAAACGCACACAAGAAGAATCTGGCAATTATACTTTGTCTGATCCAATTGTTGTTGTTCGTGAGCATTTAATAAATGGCGACAATGATGGCAGATATACTTCTGCTGAAGGTGGCAATACAGATTTACTTTTAGTTGAAGTTGATCCATTCACATCTTATGTGTCTGGTTATAGAAATCAACTTATTACAAAAACACCAATTGAAATTGAAAAAGGTCTTAGCACTCAATACGTAGAGCAAACTAAGACACAAATTAATTATGGTCAATATATTGAAGTTAAAGAAGTTGTTGGTGCATGGGACATTATGGAATCAACTACTGTTGATCTATATGATACGGCACAACAAGTTATTACAAACTTAGCGCATTCAACTGCAACCGCAGCCGGAAGCGCAATTGGTACTGCAAGAGTTCGTTCTATTGAATATGTGAGTGGTGCTAAAGGTACTGCTGATGCAAGATACTATTTGTACTTGTACGATATCGTGATGGGTGCAGGAAAGAATTTTAAAGACGTTCGTTCTATTTTTGATTCTGCGACACCAAAACGTTTTGCCGATGTTGTAACAACAGCCGCTGGTGCTGTCTTACAAGAAACGTCATTTGGCACAATGATTTTTCCATTGCCATATGAAGCAATTAAAACCGTACGTGACAATTCAGAAAACGTTGAAACTTCTTTTAGATTTAAAAAGAAATTTACTGTTTCATTTACGTCTGGTGTTGCAACAGTTGCAACTGACGTTGTTAGCGAAACGTTTGTCGGTACAGGCTTATTGAATGCAACCCAGAAAAATGATTTCTACATGGTTGTTGTTAATAATGCTGGTGCAAACGTAGCAACTTCTGCGTTGACTGGTACTGTTACTGTAGGTGCCGCCAATACTATCGTTATTGGAAGTGGAACTTCTTTTAATACACAGTTAAATGTTGGTGATTTAATCACTATCAATTCTTTAACAAGATCGGTCGCAAATATTGCATCGGCCACCGTATTAACTCTATCGACTGCACACACGACTGGTTCTACCGCAAACACATTCACTAAAACCCTTGCAACAGGAACAATTCTATCGCTTTCTGGCAATGGTGGTTCAGGAGCCACACGAACAGTTAATGTTACTTCTCCAGGAACAGTAGCAATTGATGTTAAAGAGAATGCAACATTTACTGCTGATGTTATTGTCTCTATGGACAGAGCAAATTCAAAAGAAAAAGTTAAAACATTAAATTTTCAAACACAAGCAAACATCAATCCAAATACGCACATTAGTGGGCTGTCTGGACCATTTGGTTTAGGTGTTGGTGATATCTATCAATTACACGCTGTTTATCAATCATCATCATTCGCCATTGCCGCTACTACAGCAAACACAGACGTTACTGCAAATTATATATTAGATAATGGACAACGTGACTATGCATACGAACATGGAACAATTACACCAATTACTGGTTATGTTCCAACAGGTAGATTGTTAGCAGTCTTTGACAACTTTGTACACGACACATCTCAGGGTGTTGGATATACATCAGTTAATTCTTATCCAGTTGATGATAATGCAACATCAAATACTACAATCACAACTGCTGACATTCCTGTATTCACTAGTCCTACGACTAAGAAAGTTTTTAAACTTCGTGACTCTATTGATTTCAGACCAATCAAAACTGCAAACACATCATTGAATCCAATTGATGTTGGCACATATGAAGTTCCAACATTCGGTCTTCGTGTTCCAGAATCTGGTTCAGACTTTGATGCAGATTTAATCTACTACAAAGGTAGAATTTCTAAAGTATACATTAATAACGCTGGTGTGTTCGGTATCAATGATGGTGTTCCAGCACAAGCTGGTAATCAGAGAGCAGAATCTCCACCAACTAAGCCAGACACATTAGAAATTGCTGAACTTACTATTCCACCATATCCTTCTTTGCCGTCAGAAGTAAAAATCAAATTGTTGAAAAACAAACGATTTACTATGCGAGATGTTGCAAGAATAAATGAAAGACTTGAAAGACTAGAGTATTTTACTGCATTGAGTTTCTTAGAGAAGCAAGCGACTGATACAACAGAATTAGACAATGATGGATTAGACAGATTCAAAAATGGTATTCTTGTTGATCCATTTACAGGTTGGGCTGTAGCATCTACATCTAACGATGGTAAAGATTGTGCAATTGATAAGAAGAATAAATTGTTGACATGTTTACAAGACAATGCAAACACAGTTGGTCTTCGTTATTCTACTACAGCACCCACTCTTTCGACAACAACTATAAATTCTGGCAACAAAATTATGTTGCCGTTTACTGAAGTTGAAGCAAAGGGATTAAAACAAGATAAAGCATCTAGACAATTAAGACTTGCTGAAGAATTAAACTTTGTTTGGACTGGTGATTTAATCGCTGTACCATTTACAGACAATTTCTTTGACACTACAAACGATCCTACAAAAGCAGTTGTTTACAATGATGACCAAGGTGCAGACAACTGGAAAGCATTAGTGAGTGCATGGAACACAGAAGTTGCACCATTAAATCAAAAATGGATTGGTGGCACAACGCAAACTGCAATCGTTGCTGGAACAAATCAAACAGCACAAGTTGGTAATTTCAACGTTACTACTGCACTACAGCAAACGACACAAGAAGCATTTAATCAATTAGCGGCAGGCAATCAAACAACATCTTCTACACAAGATGTTAAGTTTGATAGAGTTGTTCAAGTTGAAGCCGCACTCAGAATGCGTCCTCGTGACTTTGTTATTCAAGCTACAGGATTAAAAAATAATTCTAGAGTTTATGCATTCTTTGATGGTGTAAACGTTACCGCAAATTGCTTTCAAATTTCATTGTTCGGTAATACTACAGTACAATCATTAAACGACTTGATGAATAGCGAAGGCTTGCTGACTGGCAATAGTGCAAGCACTTGGGAAGCTACTGCTAATGGTGCTACACAACCACTCATTGTTAAAAACAATCAAATTATATTATTGTTTGAAGTTCCAGCTGGTAAATTTTTTACAGGACAACGTGAATTCAAAGTTACAGACAGCCCTACAAATTCTGAGGGAACAACATTAACTAGTGCAAGAAATACAATTTTCTCACAAGGAATTTTACAAAAAACTGGTTCATTTACAATCAACTCTCGCCCATTTAACGTAACATTTAATAGCACAAACAATATTAAATCGTTAGGTCGAAAAGTTATTTCTGAACAGAGAGTTGAAATAGCCAGGTCTGAAATTCCACCGCCACCACCACCAAGAAATTGGGATCCATTGTCTCAAAGTTTCTTTGTTGATCCAGATACATTCACAAAAGGATTCTATTTAACTTCTATTGATCTTTTCTTCAGAACAAAATCGCAAGAAAACACTAGAAATGTTAGAGTTGAAGTTCGTGAAATGGAAAATGGATTTCCATCTGCACAATTTATTAACGAAACTGATAGCGCAATCGTCAACAATCGAAACATTTTAACTAGTGAAGATGCATCTAAAGCAACTAAATTTACATTTAAGAATCCTATCTATTTGAGTCCTGGTAATGATTACTGTTTCACCGTTAAACCTGAAAACAATGATCCAGATTACGCAATTTGGGTTGCTGAATTAGGTGCAATTGACATTACTAATCCAGACAGACAGACTAGAATTGAAAGTGCATACAATAGTGGAATTTTGTTTACATCTTCAAATGACAAGACATGGACAACAAAACAAAACATTGACATGAAATTTACAATGAGAGTTGCTGAATTTAATACTTCAGAGAAAGTTGCATTCTGGGCTAATATTCCACAAACAACTGCATTTACTTATGATGCATTGACTCCAGCTATTAGCGATCAAATTCTTCCTGAAACAAGCATTACTTATGATATCAAGACTGCTGACAGTTCATTTACAGTTGATTCTGATTATACTACAGTTAAAAACTATGAAAGATTGGTGTTACGTTCTAGAAAACAAATTTCTAATACGGCTTCAGAAACATCAAGCGCATTTAAATCTTTGCAAGTAAGAGCAACATTGTCTACATCTAATAAGTTTATTACTCCATACATCGACAATGAAAATATTAGATTTCACTTTGATAAAAATATCATTAACAATTCAGACAGTACGGATGTAACAGGAACAGTTGCATATAGTTCTGGCAATAATATTGTTATTGGTACTGGCACAACTTTTACGACACAAGTGTTTCCTGGTGAATACGCATACTTTGGTGACGAATACCGAAGAGTTTCTTCGGTGTCAAGTAACACAGTTTTGACTGTTATAAACAACTTTACCACGTCAAATGCAGTCAGTCAAGCAATGTCTATTCGCAATGAAGAAAATCCAATTGGACCATATTCTTCTGAGTCTAGATACATCACTAAAGTTGTGACGTTGAATGACGGATTTGAAGCGGCTGATCTAGTCACTTATTTGAGAATCAATCGTCCACCAGGAACTTCAATTAAAGTTTATGCTAAGTTATTGAATGAGAATGACTCAGATGCATTTGATGATAAATTCTATACTCCTATGGAATTAGTTGGAACAGAAACGTTCACACTCAATCAAAATGAGTACAAAGAAGAAAAGTATGTTGTTCCGTCTGTAGCTAAAACTGGTGGTTCTGAATTGCTTACTGGTACAGTTGCAGTTTCTGACGTATCAACAACAGTTACTGGCACATCTACTCGCTTCATTGAAGACTTGAAGATTGGTGACACAATTGCTGTCGGTACAGCTAGAACAGAACGTGTGGTTTCTACGATTGCAAACAATACATCATTGACAGTTGAATCTGCATTCACTACAGTTGCTTCTACGCAAGACGTTTTCCGTGTTCTAAATAACACAGTTGCATATACGACACCTGATGGAAGAACATTCCAAGGCTACAAACAATTCGCAATTAAGATTGTTTTCTTGTCTAGCAATCCAAGTTTTGCATCAAAAATCAAAGATTTACGAGGCATAGCATTAGCATGATAGTAGAAAAGATTTTAATTGCTGAACCTGTTCGTGGATTCACCGAAAGAGATAAAAACTCTAAAGCCATTTTGAATACGGATGTAGACTCACTTTTGAAATATAAAATTCAAAAACGCAAAGCATCAGAACTAAATAAGAATGCCAGTGACATTAATGTTCTAAGGTCTGAAGTAGTTCAAATCAAGTCGGATTTGAGTGAGATTAAAAGCATGTTGTTGCAAATAACTAATAATAACAGAAGATAAAAAAATGCCAATTAATAGTGTAATTTTAGCAAATACGTTTAATGAGTTTAGAACAACCGTTAATGAAATCATCACGACCGTTAATGCAGTCTCTGGTGGTTCAGGCGTCATCAATGCAAACAGTTTAATTGGCGGAACGGTTACTGCAAATAACTTAACTTCTGGTAGAGTAACACTTGCGACTACCGCAGGTCAGCTAACGGATGATTCTGCACTTACTTACGACACAAGCACAGATATTTTAACACTTGCGGGCACAACAGACGCAAGTTCTTCTACTACTGGTACACTTAAAGTTGCTGGTGGTGTTGGTATTGCCAAAAAACTATATGTCGGAACAGATTTAAACGTTAATGGCGATTCAGTTTTTACTGGAAACGTTTCATTTTTAGGTTCGAACACAATAATTAGCACAACCGTAGTTAATATTGAAGATAACATTTTACAGTTGTCGCACTTAAATCCATCTGATCTTGTTGATATTGGTTTTATCGGTGGATACAATAATGGCGCAAATGTACACTCTGGTTTTTTCAGAGATGCTACGGACGATACTTGGAAATTGTTCAAAAATTATAGTGTTGAACCAACTACAACAATCAATCCTGCCGCTAACGGGTTTCAATTTGCCGATCTAAGACTTAATAATCTAGAAGCAAATAACATTACAGCAAATACGTTTTCTGGTTCTGGTGCAAGCATAACTGCATTAAATGCAAGCAATCTTTCAACAGGGACAGTAGAAACAGCAAGACTTGCAACGTCTGGTACAGCAAGCAGTTCTACTTTCTTACGTGGCGATCAAGTTTGGGCATCAGCCGCTGTTTCAATTATAGATGATACAGCAACGAATTCAACATTCTTTCCAGTATTTACTAGTGTAACATCTGGATCAATTGTTGGTGCGAATACATCATCTACAAAATTAACGTTCAATCCAAGTTCTGGATTGTTAACGTCAACTGATTACAATTCATCTTCTGATGTGACATTAAAAGAAAACTTTACAGAGATTGTAAATCCATTAGACATTATATCTCAACTTGACGGATTTGGATTTAGTTGGAAAGACACAAAAGAAAAATCTTATGGGCTGTCAGCGCAACAAGTCGAGACAGTACTTCCTGAAATCGTTAGGGTTCGTCCTGACGGTACAAAAGGTATTAATTATTTGAACTTGATTGCCTTTTTAGTAGAAGGAATTAAAGATTTAAAAGAAGAAGTTCGCCAACTCAAGTCTTATAAATAAGATAAGTTGACACAAAGGATTAAAAATGGCAATTAAAGTCGGCAGTTGTACAGTCATTGATGACACAAGAAATCTAGCAAATGTATGCTCCATTTCATTGGTGTCGGGCAATCAAGGTACAACAGGGCAAGTTTTAAAATCTCAAGGCGCAGGACAACCCTCAACTTGGGGTGCGGTTGATGCTATTACCAATTATGCGTATGATAGCAGAAATGACCTTAGAGCCACAACACCAACAAACGGATCACAAGCATTCGTAGAAAATTTAGGATATTTTTCATTCAGTTTGGCTTCCGATGAACCAGATGATGATGAAACATCATTCAGAACAGCGACAGGCGCTTGGCTTCTTTCTGCACCAATTTGGGATACAATTGAAGCATTTAATGCATTTGAACCAAATGGCGGAAACTATAGCCTTGAAGTTGTAAATAATTTTGCAGGCGTAAGTCCAAACACTTATGTTTGCTGTTGCGTTGAACTGCCTGGTGCAAGTCAGAGCGATGTTGTAGAAATATATGCAGTATGTGGCGGATCTTTTAGTGGTCAAGTCCAAATGAAATATACAGACCCAGCATGGTGTATTGTTGCGTGGGGTGGCCCATGTGTTTGTGCAAGCGGTCCATGTAGCCCGTGTGCAAGCATATGCGGATATTGTTACGCAGGCGTTTGCAGGTGGAAAATTCATGTTCAGAAGGTATAAATAGATGACTATAAATAGAATACTAGAAATAATTAAGGGGAGAACACCATGCCAGTGGTAAGAGGTATACGAGTTTTAAATGCAATATCGACAGGGAATACAACGCCCGCATGTCTTGATACTTTGCTATCCGATGCTGGAAGATTAGCCGATGTTTCGCAGGTGCTAAGTTCTCCACAATATGCTTGTGCATTGGCGCTGTCAAATACAGCGGCACACACTCTAGTTCGTTCTAACAATGCAATGACTGCACTTTTTGGAAATCCAATTGGATCATGCGTATTCTACACTACTCCTAATAGTAGAGATGATATGTTGGGTTCTACTTGCTATTATAACTACATGATGGCGTCTGGAACGCCAGAAGCAACATGTGCGCTTACTCATTTCGGTAATTCACCAACAATGATGAACTGTGCATTTGGTAGTTGTACAACATTTTTAACTACCGCATCATCATCAAACTCAGATATTACTAAAATGTTAACATGCAATTCGTGTGTGTCTGCATGTTTTAGAGGTACTGCATGTTCAATATCTGTGGCCACTGGAACTCCAGGGCGTGCGGCATTTTGGTTAAGTGATGCAACTGCATTTGCTTGTTTAAATGCATGTGGTTTAGGTACTGCACTGGCTACTGCCGGATTCGTAGAGACTCTCAATAGAGATATGGCTTGTGTACAATGTACTCCGGCTTTTCAATGTTGCATTTATAATGTGGCCGCTTCAGCAAGTGTGTACACACAACTACCATGTGCAATGAACGAAATTATCTCCAAAGCCGCATGTAATGCATACGAAACAAGCTGTAATTTTGCTAGATGGTCTAACACTTGCTTTGGTGTTACTTGTATGTCTACCTTTCTTACATCAGGAAATACATATTTCATAGATTGCATGAATTCTGTTGGTAATTTCAGACAAAGAGCGTGTCTTTATAATTTAGATGTAGCTAGAGGATCAGGCTATTGTGGTTTAGTAGAAAATAATGCGGCAAATTGTTTTGTGACTAAAGCCCACAATCTTCTTAAAGCTGAAGTCATAGGACGTGGCGGAGTGTATGTTGCAAATAATGCTAATTTTCCATTGAATTATAAACCGCATTGCGCTGGTCAAAGAATTTGTCCTTTTAATATTGTAAATGGAAACCAACTTTCAAATACTGAAGTAGAATATCTAGGTCGATTTATTAAGTGTAACTATAACGTTATCACTCATGCAGACTGTAGACTCACACTAATCTCTCCAGGATTCTGGAATCAAAGTAGTGCTATTGCATGTTTTAGAAATTGCTATTGCTGTTCTTTAGACAGAACAACAGCAAACACATCTGGTTTGACATTGAATTGTGGAATATATTTCACAACAGATAATGCAAACACGTTCAATCGTCTTTGCGTACCTCTTCCAGCATGTATTTTCCAACAACTTTGTGGAAACTGTTGCTGTCAATTTACAGTTAGATATGCGCTAAGTACTTTCGCATGTTGCAACTACGTTTACACTGGCTGGATTATTTCTGATTGTGCTAATAATTTCGACGGCTGCATATGTTGCACTCCAGCGTTCTTCAAAACTGGCCACTCAAGAGTCTGCATTCATGCCGCAAACAGTCAACCAAATTACGACACATGGACTCACTATCCAGATGTTCCGTTACCATTCTATACAGTTGCATTCTGTGATGAATACTTTGCCGGCGTAAGCCCAATGAGAACTGATGGATATCAATCCGTATTGGGACTTCAAAATACACTACGCTGTCAATGTGCTGGTCAATATGCAATGATGTTCTCTTTCGGTAAAGTCGGAGACTGTGTTAGAGTCAGTTGCGACCATTTTGTTCGAAATGCACCAGCTGGTTTAGTGTGTTTTGATGTGTGTGGTTGTATCAATGCATGTTGCTCATTGCCAGCGGTAACACATTGTACTTTCGGCACATGTTATTCGGATTATTTCCAAGGGCACGGATCAGGAAGATATCCGGGTTGTGTTTGTTTTGCCTCCTCTTGTTTTGACGCACACGGTACACCAAGAGTTTCAATGAACCCATCCGCGGCAAGTCACACATTAATTTACAAGAATCCAAACTGTCAAGCAGATTCTAAAGCATTTCTTGTTGGCTGGAGATCATTTGCGATGCTGTATGGTGGCACGGCATCGACCACAGGAACAATTTGTGCGATGGCTGGTGGTAGGGATTGTATAGTTTACAATAACACAACTTGCCGCGGCTCGGGCGGCGATGTCCTCGCCGGTGGTTGTGGATATTTTAGAAATACACCTGGTGTAAACATCTGGTGCTATGGCTCTCAAGCAAATAATACAATGCAGGGATCAGAACTTGATTGTACTAACGTTGCCGCGATTGGAGGTTCTACTGACTCTTGGACAAACTTTACTTTTGCAAATGCTAAAATAATTGGATGTAGACTAGTGTTAGCTGGCAATTTTCCTCCAATAATGCAACTGTGTAGCTGTTGTTCCAGCGTTGATGGGTGCTGTGGTGGGACTGCTATAGGTTATTCAAGGTGTCATATCGGTGGTGACTACGGATGTCAAAATGCAATGGGACAAAGCGGACACACAACAGTACTGAATACAGATGGTGTTGTTGGTACAATTGTATGTTGTTTTGATTCTATGTTTCATCAAACACCATTTGTACCAGGCGCACAGGAACACATGATATGTAGTCTTGTTAATTTTTGTAATTATTGCTCTGGCAGATGTTTTTGCTGTCTACTTACTACGTGTAATTGCTATTCTTTTGGCACCAACCCCTTCTCGGCGTCTATTCCAATTAGCGATATGGCAGGCATGAAGACACTTAATTTTTATGGTTCTTCAAACTCGGTGTATTCAACAGCCGCATGGCCGAATATGCCTCCTACAAATGCATGTTTAGTTGCCCAAGCCCATCAATGTTATCGTGGCGCCACAAGTTGTTATGCTTCTCCAGCACCAAATGGCTGTGTAGTAATGAAATCAGACAAAAGTGTGTGGTGTATTCTAGATATTGGTGACGCAAAGCAATTCCAATTTGGTTGTTGCTGTTGCCCAACGCCTGTACGACCATGTCACTCTGGCATGCTGTGTGAAACAAATCCTGGTACTGCAAATGCCATTGGAATCCCATTGGCCAATCACACCAATATGGGCCCAGCCAACCCATGCTGTTTTGTTGGAATTTATACTCCGCCAAACTCTAATCAATTGATGACAACATTTGATTCGAATTACAACTTCTGTTATATCATAACTCCACACAGAGATGCGTGTTTTGGAAGCCAAGGCGACGGAGTATATTGTTGGTCGCAACCTTGCGAGTGTTTTGGTCCTAACTGTTGTTTAACTGTACCGTGTAGCCCTTGCTGTCCTAACTGTAATGTCGTGTTATGTCGTGTATGTGACGGGTTTTTCTGTGGCGCAATCAATTGTTGCATCGCAATTTGTGACATTACTCGCCCTACTTATACTAGACATCATGTGTGTATTAACTGCAACATAGTGATGCCGTGTCGCATTAGTCCACCACGTTTCTGCTGTTCAGCAATTTCTGGATGTGTAGGCTTAGGAAATCATCACTTTGCTACTGCGCTTGCTAACTCAACCTGGCAATGTGCAATGACGATGTGTCTTCGCCAGGAAAATGGCGGAATGGAAGGAGCTTATTTCGGATTTTGTTGCTCTGCCCAAAACACATGTTGCTTTCTTCTTCAGTATCAAAGATTTGAAAGAACATGTAATCAAGCTGGTCCTAACTGCATGTGGTTTGATTTCTTCTCAAGCGGTATGCCTGATTGGCAATCTTGTTGTACGCCAAGCTATCTTCCATGTAAAACATATTGGAATAAACAATATCTTATGGACCAGTGTTTGATGTCAGCGACCACCACCATACAAAACCAAGGTCTTGGTTACATGCTTGCCGATGACAACAAACGAGCAGGATTTAGACTATATAGTACAGCTAGCCTGACTTGTTGCATGTTCTGTGTTGACTCAGTTTGCTATGAGATAATGTACGGAACTCAAACAAGAGGTTCTGGAGGACCATTAAATACGCAAAACAGTATACACATTGCATATTTTGACTTAGTTCCATATAGATGTTGTGCGTCAGCGACAACAGGAGGATTCTTTGCAAACGGTAATCCTTGCACCGTATCAGCTCCAGGTTGCTCTTGCTGTTTGATGTTTGTTAAACAAGATTTATTCCACAACTGTTGTATTATATGAAACTTATTGTAGAAAATAATCGTGTCATAGCGACAGCGTTTGATGGATATGAAGGACCTCAGCAATGGGTTTCTTCTCCATCAGATTTTGTCGAGTCTAGGGCATTTGAATATACATACATTAATGGTGTTCTTGATTTGCCTATGCTTCCATATCTTGAGATAGAGACACAAAAAAGATTGGATGCATTTGCACAAACAAGAGGATATGAAAATATCAATTCTGCAACGACATATATAAATTCGTCAGTAACAAAATATAAGAATGAGGGTACATATGCCGCTACTGCTAGAGATAGCACTTGGTCTGCATTGTACCAAATCATCGAGGATGCAACTGATGGTAAAAGAAAAAAGATTGTAGCTTTTTCTGAAATTGTGTCGGAACTACCAACACTTGCTTGGCCAACATAAAAAATATCAAAAAGACTTGACAAATTGAGTTATATATAGTATAGTGTTTGATGTGAAGTAACACTATTCATCTTGAAAGGATTATGAGATAATATGAAAAAAATAATTTATATTGACGGTGGTGCCGGCAGAGCAATTGCGGCATTACCAGCACTTGAAAAATTAGTTAGAAACAAAAAACCAGAAGATGACATAAAAATTATTGTCATGGGATGGGACAATCTATATTGGGGCAATCAACTGCTTCAAGATATCACATTTAGTGCAGATACAAAAGGTGTCTTTGATCTAGTCATTAAAGGCGCAGACAAATACATCAGCCCAGAACCATACAAAGTTCCAGAGTACTATAATCAAAAAGTATCTCTAGCGGAAGCGTTCGACATTGAAATCAATGGCACACATGACCATTCTGATTTACCTCCACTCAAGTTGTACACTAGCAAAGCAGAAGAAAAGAATGCGGCTAATATGATTGCAGATATAAAGATGCAACAGAAAAAAGACAAGACGCTTGTGATTCAACCTTATGGTAGAAGTGCAAGAGTTGATCGTGCTGACATTATTGATGACTCATCTAGGGGTCTTGATTCACATGCATACTTACGTTTAGTCAGAAAACTCTCAACAAAGTACAATCTTATTTTGTTTGCAGAGAAACCATTTCATCAGCCAGATGACAACTTCACATTCAAACCTGAGATGGATTTAAGATCATGGTCTGCTGTTATTGAAGCCGCTGATTATTTTGTTGGTTGTGATTCTGTTGGTCAGCACATGGCAAGAGCATTTGATAAGCCAGGAACGGTTTTCATCGGATCAACATTCGCAAAGAATGTTTCATATCCAGAGTGGTTTAATATTTACGAAAAACCTGGAGTCGAAAAGAAATATTCTCCAATTCGTATTTCTGGTTTAGATTCACACTTAGCAGATAGATACAACGACAAGTGCATGGATTTGTCTGATAAAGATGTAGATGATTTGTTTATTTCAATTGTTAAAGATATAGAGAAAAAGGTAGGAAAATAATATGAGTTATAATATTTTAGGTATCAATCCTGGTCATAATGGTTCTGCGGCGTTACTAGTTGATGGTGAAGTCGTGTACTATGTTGAAGAGGAAAGATTAAGTCGTTCTAAGTATGATGGTAATCCATTCAGAGGTATGTTAGACATTATGCAGAAATGGCACGTTGATGAACTTGTTATTGCTGGTACTGGGCAAGAAGAACATAAACTTCCATGGACTGGTGAAGATGCATATACTGCGCTTGTTCGTAAATTCTATCCTAATGTAAAAGTACAGAAACTAGGAAACGAACATCACTTGGGTCATGCGGCATCTGCATTTTACAATTCTGGATTTGAAACAGCAGTTGCACTTATTGTAGATGGTGCTGGTTCACTCAAAAAAGAAAGAGTGGATGAGAAAGATGAAAAACTTACAGCAGAAGGATATGAAACAGAATCCATTTGGCATTGTGAGTATCCAGGCAAATTTGCTTTAGTACGAAAAGTTTATGGCAGTAACGCTGGACCAAAAGTCGATACTGGAGTATTTGATTTTGATGGTGGTGCAACAACTATCACTAAAACATATGAAGCAGTATCTCAGTACTTAGGCTTTGGTTTCATTGAAGCGGGTAAAACAATGGGGCTTGCACCTTATGGTAAGTACGATGATAATATTCCTAGATTGTTTAATGGCAATAGAGGTTCGAAAGATGTTTTCATTCCTGCATATCCAGCAGGCGCTTACATTGACCAAGGAAGATTTCCATATTTAAGACAATATGCAGATCCGAGAGATTGGCACAAAGACCCCGAAAAATTAACAACTGTTGAAAAGAATCTTGCTTGGCATATTCAAAATGATACACAAGAGTTGATTGGTAACTACATTGAACAAGCAGTTCAAATTACAAACACAAATAATGTTGTTATTGCTGGTGGTTATGGTTTGAATTGCGTTACGAACTATTACTTAAAGAAACGTTTTCCACATCTAAACATCTATGTTGAACCTATAGCAAACGATGCTGGAACTTCAATTGGTGTTGCAAAACTTTCATGGCACACTTCACAAAACGATAGCACAGTTCGCCCACAGAAAAGTATCTATTACGGACCCGAGTATTCAGAAGAATTCCTTCAGTACATATTAGATGCAAACAAAGAAGCAATCAAAGTAACTCCTACTACAAAAGAAGAAGTTGCACAATTGATTGCTGATAAAAATATTGTTTCAATCTTTCAAGGTCGTTCTGAAGCTGGTCCTCGTGCATTGGGTAATCGTTCTATTCTTTATGATTCAAGAGATCCAGAAGGTAAAGACAAAGTAAACGTTGTCAAAGGTCGTGAATGGTTTAGACCATTTGCTGGTTCCGTCTTGCTAGAAGATGCAAACGATTGGTTTGACATGGCAGGACTTGAAGAGTCTCCATTTATGATGTATGCAGTTAACGTTGCCGCAGACAAAGTGAGTGAGATTCCTTGTGTCACACACGTTGATGAAACTTGCCGTGTGCAAACTGTATCTGAAGAGAACAACAAGCACTACTACGAATTGATTAAAGCATACAAAGACATTACTGGTGTTCCAGTTATCTTTAACACTTCATTCAATCTTGCTGGTCATCCTTTAGTTGAAACGCTACAAGATGCATTGACTACAATCTTTAGTTCTAAACTAAAATATATTTACTTACCTGAGTTGGATGTTCTTGTTGAAAAGACAATTGACGATCCAACAGAGAAAGTTGATGTTGAAGAAGTTGAATCAGAAACAACTACTGAAGAATAAAAAAAGCCCCGAAAGGGGCTTTTTTGTTATGTAAGAGAATTTGCAAAATCTAGTAAAGAGTTAAACGTCTTTGTTTTATTCTTTAACTCTTTATTTGCAAATGTATCTAGTTTAACCTCTTCACTTTCATAACCTGGAGATTTAATTAGAATAGGTTTTGCATGTACAGAGTCACCAGCTTTCAAATTGTATAACTTATTACCTGCAAAGTATCCACCTTTGAATGCAACTTTCATTTCATTCTCAGCACGTTTCATCATACCATTGTTTGGCATTGCAAATAAGTCTTCTTTCATGTTAGATGTTGAATACAACAATCCATCAATCGTAAAGATTCCAGCTTGACCAAAATAATTCATCAATTGTTGAACATTAGAATCTACTGCTTGAGTAGTTAACTTGCCTTGACTAATTAAAGGTTCATTGAAGAAGATAACAAGTTTATATCCTTTCAATCGAATAGTACGAATTGCATCTAACGCACCAGGAAGTATTTCAATATCAGATGCATTAAGAATAGGTTTAGTGTCATTTAAGATTGCGCCCCTATCAATACCAATTGTTTCTTTAGGAAAGAATGTCGGCCAATTTTGCTGTTGTTGTTGCATCATCATGCCTTGCTGTTGCGGCATTTGTTGTCCATACGGTGAACCATAGTTTTGTTGTCCGTACGGTTGCGTCTGTGGCATAGTAGGTGATGGTGGTTGACCACCAACGTTCATGCTTCTGTCTACTGAAAATCTTCCCATTGTTAAATCCTCTCAAATCTTAAAAAATTCATTTATACTTCTAAAATGCGTTTTAATTCCTGCATCTCTTAATTTAGTCATGTCAGCACACGTCCAATATTGATATTTGGTTTGATATTCTTTTGGAAATGGAACAGTTTCAACTTTAGCATTTTCTCTATGTGCAATAATTTCAGCAACTCTAGCAAAAGATTCTGGTGCACCTGTACCCAAATTAAAAATTCCACTATTCATTTTGTTGAATGCTAATTCTATTTTGGCTTGTACAATATCTTCAACACAAACGAAATCTCTGAATATACTTTCTGAGCCAGAGAATAATTTTATTTTTCCTGTTTCTCTTGCTTGAATAGTAAACTTGGTGATTGGGCTTGCTTGATCTTTCTTATGCAATTCATTTTCGCCATAAACATTGAAGTATCTTAGCCCTTGAATGTTAAATTCAAACTTGCTAGAGTATTCTGACTCCATCAATTTAATAATTTTTTTGTCAAACATATATTTAGAAAAAGCATATGGTGTTTGTGGATACATTGAAGCAGATTCTGGCACTCTGAAGTTTGCGGGCATGTCTCCATAGACACTTGCACTAGATGCATATTGAAAAGGTATTTTATGCTCAAACGATTTTCTCAAAAGTTTTTCTGAGAATTCATAATTTCTTTTCATTAACAAAGTACCATTTGTTTCTCTAGTAGAAGAAATTGCACCCTCATGGAAAATAAACTTGACACTATCCCAATCAGAGAATGTATCAAAAAATGAATCAACATCATAATAGTCACCAAACGCTGTGCCGTTTAGATTCATCATCTTATTGCCATCAGTCAAATCATCAACAACTGTGATTTCTGATATGCCTCTTGCATTTAATGCTTTAATTAAATTTGATCCAATGAATCCAAATCCGCCAGTAACCAGTATCATTATTGTTCCTTGCTCTGCTGACTATCTCCAGGCAGAACACGATAATTATCTTGAACACTATCTGGTGTGGAGACCTCTATGATTGTGCCTTCTTCTAGGCAAATAACTTGGTGTGGTTGTAGAGGACGATTGCGCCAAACTTCTCCAGCTTTCAGCGTTACGTCATGCATACTTGCGTCTTTAGTCTCAATGAATTTAATCATAAATAAACCATCTAACACATACCAAGATTCATCTTTTTCAGCATGGAAGTGCATACTGAATTTTGCGCCTTTATTGAACTTCATCAATTTGCCGCAATACTTATCGTTGGTAGCCCAAATCAATTCGTGACCCCAACCCTTTTTCACAAAACCTTCTAGTCTTTCCATATTATTCACCTCGCTTATAACATTATACTTTATTTAGCACATTAAATCAAGTGCGTTGGAGTGCAATTAATAAGAATGATAAATAGAAGATGAAATTCATAAGGGGCAAAAGTAAATGAGTACAAGCAAACCAGCAACAAGAGAAGAATTTAAGCAATTCTGCCTTAGAAGACTAGGTGCGCCTCTCTTAGAGATAAACGTAGCTGACGAACAAGTTGAAGACTGCATTGAGATTGCATTTCAATATTACTACGATTACCACTATGACGCAACGGAAAAAGTCTATCTAGCACACGCAGTCACGCAAGATGACATAACAAACAAATACATCACAGTACCAGATTCTGTCATTGGTGTTATGAACATCTTTGACATTGGTGACAGTTATTCTACAAACAATCTTTTCAATTTGAGATATCAGATTTCTTTGAATGATTTGTATTCATTCAATACTGGTCCGTTTGCGCCATACTACATGGCATTTCAAAACGTTGCAATGGCAGAAGAACTGTTTGTGGGTAAACAATCCCTCAGATTCAATCGCCACATCAACAGAGTTTACATTGACATGTCTTGGGACACAAAAGTAACTGTTGGTGAATTTATTATCATCGAAGGGTATCAGAAGATTGATCCTGACACATTCACGGACGTGTACAATGATAGATTCTTGCAGAAGTATTGTACCGCACAAATCAAAAAACAATGGGGTGAAAACCTTAAAAAGTTTGAGGGACTTTCTATGCCAGGTGGTATTACGTTTAACGGACAGAAAATCTGGGATGAAGCTACAGATGAAATTCAAGCATTAGAAGCAGAAGTCATTAGCACGTATTCTCTACCTGTTACTGACATGCTAGGCTAATCACAATGGCACGCAATCGTTTTTTTAATCAATACACTCCTGTTAAACAGGAACAAAGTCTTGTTGAAGATTTAATTATAGAATCTATCAAGATTTATGGTATAGATGGTTATTACTTACCAAGAACGCACGTAAATTTAGATAAGATTTATGGTGAAGATGCGTCTATGCTTTTTGATGATGCGCTTGAGATGGAACTGTATGTAAAAAGTTTTGATGGCTTTATGGGACAAGAAGACTTTATGGCAAAGTTTGGTCTTCAAGTTGACGAATCAGTCACATTTGTTATTTCGCAAAAACGATTTACGCAATCATTAAAAACATCTATAATCACAGAATACTCATACAACATGTTGACTGAAGATGGAGAAGAATTATTAAGCAACAGGAATGATGTGTCAGAGTATGATTACGAAGCCATTGTGAGACCAAGAGAGGGTGATTTAATTTGGATTCCTATGTTTGAAAGCATGTATGAAATTAAATTCACTCAAAATATTGAGAACTTCTTTCAATTAGGCAAACTCTACACATACGAACTACGTTGTGACAGACTCGAATACTCTAGCGAACGTATTAATACTGACATTACCGAAATTGATGCAAACGAAGATCAATACAGTTTGTCAACTGCTAATAATGAAAAATTACTTGACGAAGATAATTTCTTGTTCTTGCTTGAAGACGGCACATTCATTATCAACGAAGCTGATGTTGTTGTTCTAGCAGAGATTTCAGCAGACAATGAAGAGATTGGTCAGAAAATTATTGACGATGATATTCTAGATTTCTCAGAACAAAACCCATTCTCATTGACAAGGACTTTCTAATATGATGTTCGGACACGACTTCTATCACGGAACGCTAAGACGTTACGTAATCATGTTTGGTAATTTGTTTAACGAAATTCAAGTTGACAGATACGATTCTGCTGGAACTAAAATTCAAACTGTCAACGTTCCAATTGAGTATGGACCAAAACAAAAGTTTATTCAAAGGGTGACTAGCGATCCTGATTTGAATCGCCATGTTTCTACTACATTGCCAAGACTTGGATTTGAGTTTACTAGCATGTCATATGCGCCTCAGCGTAAATTAAACAGCGCACATAAAATAACTAGAGGCGTAAATACTGGAGGGCTAGACTTCAATTATATGCACACACCTGTGCCATATGACTTCAGCTTTTCTTTACATGCACTTTTTAGAAACACCGAAGACGGCACACAAATTGTAGAACAGATTGTGCCATTCTTTACACCAGACTTTACTGTGACAATGAAGATGATTCCAGAGATGGCACTTAACATGGATATTCCAATTGAGTTAAACTCGGTAACTTCATCAGACACATACGAAGGTGATATGGAGTCTCGCAGAATTCAAACATATCAATTAGATTTCACAGTCAAAGGATATTTGTTTGGACCAACTAAGAAGTTCAAGTACATTGCTAAAGAAGATATTAATTTTATTGATGATGGCTCTGCAATCAACAAAGCAATCATATCTACTCAAACATTTACTGGAAACTCTGAGTTTGAAGTAACCGAAACGCAAACTAACAACAATGGATATACGACATAATGAAGAAAACAGTTGATGATAAGTTGAATGACATATTTGATGTGCAGGGTAAAATTGTTGAACAAGCATTGGTACCTGTTGAACAACCAAAAAAAGAAGTTATTTCTGGTGCACCAAATGATGAATCAATTGATGCTGACTATGAATATGCGAGAGAGAATTTAAAGCTATTCATTGAGCAAGGCAAAGTTGCTATGGAAAACATTATCTTTTTAGCAAAAGAAGGTGAGTCTCCAAGAGCATACGAAGTTGTAGGGCAATTGATTAAAACATTGTCAGACACAAATAAAGATTTGTTAGACTTGGGTAAAAAAGTAAAAGACTTGAAGAACAAAAAAGATGACACGGCACAACAACCACAACATGTGACTAATGCATTGTTTGTTGGTAGCACGGCAGAATTACAGAAACTAATTGGTAAAAGATGACTGCAAAATCCTATCTAGGAAATTCTCTTTTAAAAGCATCTGGCGTACCACTCAATTTCACTAAAGAAGAGATTGAAGAATACTTAAAATGTGCTGACGATCCGATATACTTCATTGAAAGTTATTGTAAGATTGTCACGCTAGATCACGGGCTTCAGCCATTCAAACTATACGATTGTCAAAAGAACAAAGTAAAGATTATCCATGAGAATCGTAAAGTCATTCTTATGGAAGGTCGTCAACAAGGCAAAACAACAACTTCAGCCGCTTATATTCTATGGTACACATTGTTTCAAGGAAGTAAGACTGTAGCGATTCTAGCAAACAAAGCAACTGCCGCTAGAGAAGTTTTGTATCGTTATCAAATCATGTATGAGAATCTTCCTACATGGCTACAGCAAGGTGTCACTACATGGAACAAGGGTGACATTGCTTTAGAGAATGGTTCAATTGTATTCACAGCCGCAACAAGCACATCGGGTATCCGTGGTAAATCAGTTAACTTATTGTACGTTGACGAAGCCGCTATCATACCGAACAATGTAGCAGAACAATTCTTTACCTCAGTTTATCCTACGATTTCTGCTGGTGAAACAACAAAGATTCTGCTAAGTTCTACTCCACTGGGATACAACCACTTCTGGAAATTCTGGAATGATGCAGACAATGATAGAAATGGATTTGTCAATCTATTCATTCCATACTGGGAGATTCCTGGGCGTGATGAAAAGTGGGCGGCTGAACAAAAAGCAATGTTGGGTGAGTTGAAGTTTAATCAAGAGGTTTTATGTAACTTCTTAGGTTCCAGTCTTACACTCATTGCTTCCGATTCTATTGCACAAATGTCGGCTAGCCCTATTACCTATCAAAAAGATGGGCTAGACATATACGAAAATGTCGAAAAAGATCATGCGTATTGTATTGTAGCAGACACAGCAAAGGGTGTCGGTGGTGACTACTCGGCATTTCAGATTATTGACATAACTCAGATGCCATACAGAATTGTGGGTAAGTACAGAAACAATGAAATCAGCCCTCTTTTGTATCCATCAGTACTTTATAGAGTTGGTAGAGAATACAATGAAGCATATATCTTAATTGAAATCAATTCTTCAGAGCAAGTTGCAGAGATTCTTTATGGCGAGTATGAATATGAAAATATTATTTCTGTTAGCAGAACACCACAAGGCCAAGTTGTCAATGGTGGATTTGGTGGAAATAAAACGCAACTTGGTGTCATCACAGACAAAAAAGTTAAACGCATTGGATGTTCTAACTTCAAGTCATTGGTCGAAGAGAAAAAACTCATTATCAATGATGCTGATACTATAGCTGAGATTTCAACATTCATTGAAAAAAGAAACAGTTATTCTGCTGACGAAGGATATCACGATGATTTGGTCATGCCTTTAGTGCTGTTTTCATGGCTGACAACAAACTCATATTTCAAAGAGTTGACAAACATCAATATACGAAAAGAATTGTACGAAACAAGAATTAAAATGATCGAAGAGGAAATGACTCCTTTCGGATTTATAAATAATGGTGAAGAACAAAATCAATTAGTTGATGCAGGAGGGCAAGTCTGGAACGTAGAGAACTATCACAAATCTGATTTTTTATAAATAAATTAAACAAACCTAACAACAGAATATCATTATAACAAGGAGAATTCAATGGCTATAAGTCTAATTTCACCAGGAATTAAGATCACCGAATCAGATTTGGTGTCTTCCTCACAAGCAGTATCTTCAACATCTGGCGCATTTTCTGGACAATTTCGTTGGGGTCCGATAGATCAAGCAGTACAAGTTTCTAACGAAACTGAATTAGTAAATGAATTTGGTAAACCAAATGCAACCAACGTAGTTGACTTTTTGTCAGCCGCTAACTTTTTGGGTTATACTAATTCATTGTTTGTTGTTCGTGCCGCAAATACAGCATTAAATGCTACAGCAGAAGCAACAACTGGTTCAAACACAGCAGGTACTGGCACTTCAATTAAAAATGAAGATGTATACATTAACACAGCATCATTTAACGTTGGTCCATGGGCTGGTCGTTACTCTGGTGCATTAGGAAACTCACTTAAAGTTTCTTTGTGCCCAAGTTCGGCTGCCTACAGTAGCGCATTAACTGGAACATTCACAGTAACAGCAGGTTCTACAACAGTTACTGGTACTGGTACGTCTGCCAACACACAAATGCAAGTTGGCGATATTTTAGTATTGGGTGGTCGTGCAACTAAAGTTACTGCTATTACTAACGCAACATCATTGACAATCGAATCTGCACACTTAACTGGTGCTTCAGCCGCTTCAGGCGTACGCCGTTGGGAATTCTTTGGTGAGTTTGATTCTGCTCCAGGAACATCTACAGCAGGAACATTGGCTGGTGCAACTGGCGATGAATTGCACGTTGTTGTTGTTGACAAAACTGGTGATATCACTGGAACAGCAGGAACAGTTTTGGAAAAATATGCATATCTTTCTAAAGGTTCTGATGCTAAAGCTGATGCTGGTGGTAGCAACTTCTATAAAACAGTTATCAACGAACGTTCTAATTGGGTTTGGTGGGCTGCCCATGATGCCGCAGGCACTAATTGGGGTAACACATTGTCTGGCACAACTTACACGGCAGTCAATGTACCTAAAGCGTACACATTAGCTGGTGGTTCTGATGGTGTTGCGCTCACAGATGGTGATAGATCATCAGCTTATGTTTTACTTGCAAACAAACAAGAAATACCAGCGTCTATTATTGTAACTGGTCAAGCAAACGCTACAGTAGCAAATAGAATTATTGCTGACGTTGCTGAACTCAGAAAAGACGTTATTGTTTGCGTATCTCCAATAAGAACAGCAGTAGTTAACAATGCTGGTTCTGAAGCAACTTCAATCTTATCTTGGGCAGACACAGTTACACGTTCTACATACGCAGTTGCAGACAGCGGTTGGAAATATCAATACGACAAATACAATGACGCATATGTTTATGTACCATTGAATGCCGACACAGCAGGTTGTATGGCACGTAATGACTCTGTTCGTGAGCCATGGTTATCTCCAGCTGGTTTCAACAATGGTCGTATTCAAAACTTAGTTCGTTTAGCTTTCAATCCAAATCAAGCTGACAGAGATACATTGTACAAAGCCGCAGTTAATCCAGTTATCACACAAGTTGGTCAAGGTACAGTTTTGTTTGGTGACAAGACATTTACATTGAGAAACACTTCAATGAATCGTGTTAACGTTCGTAGATTGTTCATTGAATTACAAAAGACAATTGGTCAATCCGCAGACAATGTATTGTTTGACCAAAACGATGCAACAACAAGAAACGGTTTCGTAAGTCTAGTTGTTCCTTACTTGAGAAGCGTTCAGTCTAGAAGAGGTATTACAGCATTCAGAGTTGTTTGTGACGAATCAAACAATCCAGAAGATGTAGTAAATGCTAATGAATTTGTTTGTGACATTTTCGTACAACCAATTCGTTCTGTTAACTTCATTCAACTTAACTTTGTCTCTGTAAGAGGTACCGCTACATTCGCTGAAATTGCCGCATAAATACTAGAGAATAAATAAGGAGAATTATATGGCAATTACAACAATTCAGAATTTGAAGGACGTTCTTAATACGGGCGCCCGTTCAAATTTGTTTAGAGTTACCCTAACAGGATTAGCTGATACCGACAGAGATGATGACTTTAGTTACTTGTGTAAGGCAGCCCAACTGCCTGGATCAACTTTAGGCATCATCGAAGTTCCATTCTCAGCAGGCAGAAGATTTAAAGCGGCTGGAGATAGAACATTTGCTGACTGGACAACAACAGTTATCAATGACTCTAATCATACAATTAGAGAAGCATTAGAAGACTTGCAGAGAGAATATGGAACTACTGATTATAATTCAGAAACTTCCAAAACTAGAACTGGTGGAACTGCAACAGAATTTTCTACTATTTTAGTCGAACAACTCAATCAGGCAGGCGAAGTGGTGTATTCATATACACTAGTCAACTGTTGGCCACAAGATATCAGCACTATTGATTTGTCTTATGACTCTACAGATACTCTCGAAGAGTTTACTGTGACTTGGTCTTATGACTACTTCACATTCGAATAAGGAATAAAAAATGGCAACCGAATTTTTCAGTATTGATACCTTTAGAGAAAAACTAAATGGTGGATCAAAAGCAAATTTATTTCGTATGGAAATTGAAGTTGAAGAAACAATAACAGGTGTTGATTTAGCTAACGTTCCTATTCTATGTAAATCTGGTGCTATTCCAGCATTTACGTTAGGCGTTATTGAAGTTCCATTCAGAGGAAGACGAATTAAAATTCCTGGCGATAGAACATATGCAGACTGGACAGCAACATTTATTAACGATGACAATCAAAATATTCGCAAATCTTTCGATAATTGGTTAAACAGCATTGTTAATGTTGACGGAGAAGAAGCGTTAAGAGATGGTACAGATTCATATCGTTGTACTATTACTGTCAGTCAGTTAAAACCTGATGGCTCAGTTGCTAGAAAATATAAATTGTTTGATGCGTTTCCAACTGATGTTTCTGCTATTGATTTGTCTTACGACACTACGGATGCAGTTCAAGAATTTACTGTCACATTCCAATATCACTATCTTGATGTTGGTGTTGCAGATGGCGAACCCGCGGCAGGATCAGGATCGTAAAAAAAGACTTAAATAATGAATTTTACGCAACATAAATAATTGCGTAATAGTTGTCAATAATGGGGGCTATTACGCCCCCATTTCTTTTTAGAGAGACTCAAATATGGCGATAAAACTTTTTGGATATAAGATTGGTAAAGATGATGTTGAAGCAGAACAGTTAAAATCGTTTGTTCCACCTACCGATGATGATGCATCCGTTGCAATTTCTGGCGGTGGTGTTTATGGTACATACTTAGACCTTGAAGGACAGATTAGAACAGATGCAGATTTAATTAAGAAGTATCGTGAGATGGCACTTCAGCCAGAATGCGATGCGGCGATTGAAGACATTGTGAATGAATCATTAGTCTTTGAAGATGGTGATTATCCAGTTCAAATCATTTTAGATAAACTTGAACAACCAGAATCAATCAAGAAAAAAATTCGTGATGAATATCATTACATTATGAAACTTCTTGACTTCAACAATCAGGGCTATGATATCTTTCGTAGATGGTATGTTGATGGGCGTTTGTATTATCACATGGTCATTGACGAAAAGAATCCTAGATCAGGATTGAAAGAAGTTCGTTACATTGATCCACGTAAAATTCGTAAAGTACGTGAAAACAAAAGATCAGACAATCGTCCTGGAACAGCAGACGTAACACAACGATATCACGAATACTTTATCTACTCTGATAAAGGATTTGCTAGAGATGGTTCACAAGGTATCAAAATTGCAGTAGACTCAGTTTGCTATACTAACTCAGGTATCACAGACAAAGATGGCAAAGTAATTGTTTCTCATCTACACAAAGCAATCAAGCCACTCAATCAATTACGTATGCTTGAAGATGCGACAGTTATCTATCGTATTTCAAGGGCACCAGAACGTAGAATTTTTTACATTGACGTAGGTAACTTGCCTAAGATGAAGGCAGAACAATACTTGCGTGAAATCATGCAGAAGTATAAAAACAAACTAGTCTATGATGCACAGACTGGTGAAATTCGTGATGACAGAAGATTTCAAACAATGCTAGAAGACTTTTGGTTGCCACGTAGAGAAGGCGGTAAAGGTACTGAGATTACTACACTACAGGGTGGACAAAACTTAGGTGAG